GGGGCAGCTACAGATGGAGAAAATTCAAATACAGCGAATACTAAAGGATTCCCATCAGGTGTTATTGGTGGTAGAGGTCTAACTGGTAATGTAAATAAAAATTGGCTGCCTACTGTAAATTCTAATGGCACTACTGGATTTGAATTAGGGAATGGTAGTTTTGCATGGAAAAAAGTGTATTCGGCTAATCCTGATGATACATCATCTGACAGCACTTTAAAAGAAAATATTGAACCTTCAGAATTTGGATTAGACTTTGTAAAAAAATTAAAGCCATCTAAATATACTCGATTAGAAGCTAGTAAAATTGAACACGGTTTAATTGCTCAAGATGTAGAACAGTTGTTAAAAGATATGGATTTAGACCCAAAAGGTTTTTCTTTAGTCAGCGGAGTAAAGGGAGATGTTAAAAAAACTAAGATGGGTTTAGCGTACACAGAATTTATTGCTCCTTTGATTAAAGCAATACAAGAGTTATCTGATAAAGTAGATAAATTAGAAAATGAAGGCAAAGAATAAGGTTGTTAGACTAAGGAAACAAAACCCTTTTATGTCTACATCTGAAATTGCAAGACGAGCAGGGGCAGATATATCGTATGCAAGAAGAGTTTTACTCAAGAATAATCTAGAAACCAACCCACCCAAACCTAAACCTGTGGTATACTGTAAAGTATGTAGGTTGGCAACCACGGACCGTTACGGACTACATGATGGTGAATGTAGATTTAGGTGGAATAGAATAAAACTGACTTGTTCTTTTTGCAAAGTTCCTTTTTATAGGAGCAGAAAAAGAATAATGCAGGGATATAGATTAAAACTAAAGAATGTTTATTGCACAAGAGAGTGCTATCAAACATATAGGAAACAAAAAACAAATGAAAATAGACAACGACCTAATACTACAGTGGGAACCTAAAATTAACAAGATGTTGTCAAACATTTATATATACGGTTATGATAGAGAGGACCTTGCACAAGAATTACGGATGATAGTGTTGAAAGCTGCTAAATTATATAAGCCAAATAGAAACGCAATATTCCATACCTATTTACATACAGCAATGGTTAACAGATTAAAAACATTATGGATGCAAGCAAGTAAAAAAATACAAGGTTACAGTTTAGATTTAGAAACATCAGAAGATGAAAACTCATATAAACTTAGTGACTTTGTAAAACAATTAGACGATAATTTAGATGAAGTAGAATTTGTAGATTATTTAGACTCCCTTAATTTAGATATGGGAGAAAAAGAGTTCTTACTAAAGAAGTTCCAAAACCACACCATGAAAGACATAGAAGAAAAACTAAAAAGTATTTCTGATACAAAGATTGTCAATGGACAAGAAGTTGTGGTAAACTATTCGATATACAAAGTAAAAAAATCACTTAGAAATAAACTAAACGAAGAGAAATAGTATTGGAAAATTATAATTTTATAGAGTCTGCAGTCATTTTTAGTCTGTGCGAATCGAGTAATTATAAACATTTTGCTCATTCACCTAAAGATTTTGCAGAACATGGAGAAACATTTAAATTTATACAGGACCATATCGATGCATATAAGGACTTTCCTAAGCCAGAGTTGCTAATAGAGAAGTTTGATACATTAAAACCTGATGCACAATCAGTAAACTTTAATTATGCCTTAGATGAATTTGGTAAACAGGTCATGTTTAGAAACATAATAAACACTTTCAACTCTAATCAAGCTACATTAGAGGAAAATCCTAAGAAAGCATTGGGTAGTTTGATTGAAGGGCTTAGTGATATAGAGATATTGCATGATGAAGATGTCAATCAATATGATAGTGGGGGCTTAGATAGGTATGAAGAGTGGAAGAAGCGTAGTAAAATTAGGCAAATGGGTGATGGACTCATAGGTATACGCACACCGTTTCATTTAATCAATGCATCAGGCGTTGGTTGGCAACCGGGAGACCTAATTACCTCCTATGCGAGACCTACAGTAGGTAAAACTTGGTTATGTTGCAAGTTAGCAGCCGATTCAGTGCGTAGTGGACATAAAACACTATTAGTATCTACAGAAATGCCTACATCTGCTATAGCTTTGCGTATGGATGTGCTATTAGGACACTCATTAGGCTACAATTTGTCTCATAGTGCTCTTAGAAACGGTAAAGAGATAGATGAGGGTGAATATAAACGCTTTTTAGAAGAAGTTAACTACAAAAACTTGTTAGTATGTGACCACATTAGTGGAGAAGACAGCATATCTTTACCAAGCATAACTAATTTAGTGCGTAAATACAGTCCAGATGTGCTAATTATTGATGGGGTGTATTTAGTTTCTACCGCAGACAAGAATAAAGCTGCTTGGGAACAGTCACACTCACTATTTTATGGCTTAAAAACAATGGCATTGTCTACAGGCACAACAGTAATAGCCTCTACACAAGCTACAAGAGATGCAGCAAACATGTATTCTCAACCTACAGCAGGTCAAGTAGCTTTTGGAGATGCTTTGATTAGAGCCTCAGATGTAGCTATATCTATGTGTATGATTGAAGACGAGCCACAACTACGAGAGATAGCATTTCAGAAGTATAGGGATGGAGACTTAGGTCAAAATACTACAGAATTTATCTGGGATGTAGATATCGGAAGAATAGAGGAGAACCATGACACGCTTGATTAATTTAAAATGTGCTAAGTGTTCAGCTAATGGTAAATTACGAGTGGGTAAAACTATAGTTGACACTAATGACTTACTTAATAAAAAGGTTCTTGGATTAGTAAAGAATGACCCGTATTGTTTTCAGTGTGGGACTACATTTCCTGAAGGTTTTTGGAGGGAGAGTAATGGTTTCATACACCGTATACGGAGCAAATAGTATGATTGATTGGACACAAGCACTGCTTAATTTAAACATTGATGTGCCTGTGGGAAGTGATGAAGTATCTATACTATGTCCTTTTCATGATGATACATCTGAATCTTGTTCTATTAATATAGAAAAAGGTGTTTGGATATGTTTTGCAGGTTGTGGGCAAGGTGGTTTGAAAAGTTTTATTAAAGAGTATAAAGATTGGGATTATAGACAAGTTAATCAATATCTAGTTAATTATAAAGATACTCAAAGTAAAAGGCTATTTATTCAACCTGTTGTAGATGAAGACAAGCCCTTACCTGAAGTAAACATACCTTTTAAATTAGGAACAGTGCCTAGATGGATATTTGATAGAGGGTTTAATAAACATAGCATGAAACAATGGTTGTGTGGGGTATCTCCAACTAATGGTTTAATTATACCTGTTAAAGATTGTGACTTTAGAACTGTGGGTTGGATTACTAGGCAAGAAAAACAGATACCAAAATATTTATATTCTAGAGGTTTAAAGAAATCACATGTATTATTTGGTCAACCTTACATACAAGATTGTGACTATGTATGTGTAACCGAAGGACCTTTAGATGCTATATGGTTAAACCAACTAGGTTTTCCAGCAGTTGCTTTATTAGGCATGAGTATGTCTGAGAAGCAACGAGATTTGCTATTGACATTACCTACTAAGGAAGTTATACTGTGTTTAGATAATGACTCTGCAGGTCAAATAGGTAAGAAAAAAGCAGTCGAGTTATTAGGTAATAAGATTAAAGTATCCTACATTAATATACCTGAAGAATATAAAGATGTGCAGGATATAAAATCTTATGATATACTAAATAAAGTAATTAAAAATAAAAGATACTGGTAAAGGAGGCTTGATGTCAGGAATCAGTATGATACAAAACAATATACAA